TGCCTTAACTGTGGGGCATGGGTGCGGGATGGTCAAGAATCCTGCGTGTTTTTGGGCGTGTCGTTTGGCTTTTCAACAGGCTTATCCTTTAAGCCATTTGATGCCAGCACTGAACCCAGTGCGCCTGTGAGGAATACTGTCAGCGTGGTCAGAAGCTCGATGAACGCACGATCGTTGGGCGCTTGTGCGCCGATGGGCTGGGTGACAAATATAAGCGCGTACAGCATCCCCATCACTGATAGGGCAAAGACCAAAGCCAGGCATACGCCGATGAATACGATTAAGCGGGCTTTGAGCTGCTCATTGCTTAGTCTGCGGCTGTGCCTGGGTGTCAATTTCATCTCCATATATGTCTTGAGTGCAGACTCCCGTACTAACACACTGCGGCGGATTACATTCAGGCTTTTGCCAGTTTTCGAATTCCTGGCACGGATACCTAACCCATCCATCATATTGACCACACGCAGATAGCCCTATCGAAAGCGATAACCATAGGGCTACCTGGCGTAGCTTTCGGGTCACTTCCCCTTAACACCGAAACTTGAGTCATTTGGATTCAGCCAACGCAGAATCACTGGCAATACGGCAGCAAGGCCTGCGCTAGCAATTGCCTTTGGGTCGGTGACTCCAGCCATGTAGACGGCCACCGCAGCTGCTAGGAATGAGCGCGCCCATGAGGCCGCCATAGGTTTGATTTGGTTCATTTCTTCTTCTCCTTCTTCAGAATGGATTTCTTTGGTGCAGCCTCGATGACCACCGCAGGGTATTCACCCTTGAATGGCACATACTTAGGCCGACCAAATCCCACGATCTCCTTGCCGATGGTGCGCTGCTTAATCATTACCATGCCGCCATTGCGTTGATCGCCAGTTCCTGATGTGTTGCCCTCGATGCAGGTGATGACCTTGCCTTCGATTTTGGCCACGATGCCCACATGACTAATTTTGTCGATGCCATCATGCGGGAAGTCCATGAAGGCTAAATCGCCTAGCTGTGGCACTTCATTCCATCGCCCTAAATCCTTAAATTTGTGTGCGCCTGTTGCGGTGCTAACTACCGATGGCGCTTTGACTCCAGCTTGTGCCAACACCCAGTTGCAGAATGAACCGCACCAGGGTAGGCCGTTAGCCTTTGTAAATTCTCCATATTTGGTCAAGTTATCAGGAACTTCTACATAGCCAACTTCACCCAAAGCAATTGCAATTGCCTGGGGTGCTGTGCCGTTAGGATAAATCAATTGTGTGGTCTGCATGACTGCACTCCCATTTTTTCAATTCGTTTAATAATAACTCATCGTGTCCACATTCCGGCATAGGAGCGATAAACGCATCATCTATAGGATCGTAGGTGTATCCAATTCCTGCATAGTTATAGCGGATATTTTCATTGTATGAAGTACGCTTTACTGTGTATGGCGTGCCTTGTGCGTAATAAGTTTCTGTGTCTAAACCATCGATTAATTCTGTTTCATCTTTGCCAACTATTACAGTGACTACTATGTTATTTTCGTCAATATATGCGTAGTGTGCCATTATGCCCAACTTACTGTATCTGAAACACCAGCAGCAGTAATTGTTGATGTTTTGTATCCACCAGCTGATGTTGTTGTTTGTGTTACTCCGCCACTAAATGTTGCTGTGTAAGCATCAGGATATTTCAGAACAATAATTCCTGATCCGCCAGCTTTTCCTACAGTTGCAGCGTTGCCGCCACCGCCGCCACCGCCGCCAGTATTAGCTGATCCTGCCGTAGCCTGAACTGTGCCGCCACCGCCGCCTGCGCCATAACCACCATTACCACCGCCATTTACGCCTAATCCACCACCCGTCCCAGCATTTGCAAATCCACCGCCACCGCCGCCTGCTAGCGTCGTATTAGTTAAAGATGAGTATTTACCAATACCACCCGCTCCACCACGCACACCATCTGTTAAAGCACCACCTACACCACCCGCTCCACCGCCGCCATTTGCAGCATCTGCGGAAGTTCCAGTTGCTGTGCCACCTGCATAACCTTGTGTTGGTGATGATGCAGCCCCACCAGTTGAATTGCGTAAACCGCCACCGCCTGAACCACCTGCAAATCCACCACCACCTGAACCAGCGTCACCAGATGATTTACCACCACCTAATGATGTGTAAGTTGTAAAAACGCTATTTGATCCTGTATTTCCATCGCCTGTTCCTGCCGCCGCACCTGCGCCAACTGTAATTGTATAATTGGTTGAAGGTGTAAATGTAAAAATTGTTTCAGCAGCTGCGCCGCCGCCATTGCCATCTACGCTTGATCTAAAACCACCAGCGCCGCCGCCGCCTGAAATATTCGAACCACCTGAACCACCACCAGCAATTACTAAAAAATCAACTTGCGGTAAGGCGCGTGAATAATTTTGAGACGCAGTGATTCCAAGAATTAGCGACATCAGCTTATATCGCCCACGACTGTGAAGGTATTGCTAGCTGTGCAGATAATTGTGCAGGCAGAGTAACGGGCGCGCAGGGTTGGCGCTGATGCAGTTGCACCTGTCGATGTAATTGTGACTCCAGCGCCTTGCGCCAAGCTAGTTAAACCAACACCAATTGATTGAAGATTGATGATGTTACCCGCTGCAAATACTGATGGCGGGATGGTTACTGTCACCGCTGATGCATTTGATGTAGTGACTAATTTGCCCAGGTCTGCGGCTACCAGTGTGTAGGTAGTACCTGTCTGTGCATTGAATGAAAGTGTGGTGTCATCCTGTTCAGTCCAGGTGAAGTCTAAATCTGTGTTTGATGCTTTTGATAGCACCTGGCCAGTAGTGCCGCCTTTAAGATCAACGAATGATGTGTCAGGCCCACCTAAAGCGGTGCGAATGGCGGCTGCGCCATCTTTAACCAGGTCAGTATCCGAAGGAACTGTCCACCCAAAGTTTGTAGTAGTAGTTGGCATTTCTTCTCCTTATGCCACGATAATGGCTTGATCCCAGGTAAGTGTATTCAATAGTGTGTTCCAAGTCTCTGCGACACTTACATCATCCCATTGCATTGACTGCAAGCTATAGGCGGTAGGTGACACATTTAGGGTTAAGTCAAGGCGGTTATATCCAGCCCTGAAAGTCCAGCCTTCGACAAAGCCCTCGAATCGGCCATTGACCATATTGGCTGGCAGGTCGGTGATGTCCAGGGGTAAGCCCATAAAAACATTGAGAAGTGCATCGCGGTCGGTGTCATCCAGTTCAGGATTGCCTAGGGTGAAGGTAATGCTCTCGAATACATCTTGAGGATACGCTCTAATGCCTAGATAAAATTCTGCCTGGGCTTCGGCATCGTAATCGTTCTCCAGCGATGTAGTGATGTTCTCGGCCTGTGAGCCATATTGATTGATACTAGCCTGCTCGCTCGCTGATTCCTGTTGGCCATTTTTATAGGTAATAGTCACGCTGTTACGCAAATCGCCCAGGCGGCGAATAGTGCGAATTCCACGGGATAGCGCATGATTGCCCGTTACCACCACATAACCATTTGTGCTTAGGTATGAGCTGCGATGGGTACTGTCGGCGTAGCCGATGCGGCCTTGTGCATCCTCGTAGAGATACCCCAGCCCTGAAGTAGCCAAAGCCGAGACAAGCGAATACATATCAGTGGTGTCTGATGATCGTGCTGTCAGTTCGTAATTGCCAGGTTGGTCGATTGAACCCAACCCCGAATTTTCGGCATTTGCCCATGTGGTAGTCGGATTGTATGTAGCCCAGGTCAAAGCTGCGGGCACTTCAGCCCAGGTGGCAAATAGGGCTTGACTTAAAATTGTGTAAATCTGATTGCCGTCAAAGTCTTTAGATAATACGCCTTCAGTAAGCGTCTTAGTTAGTTTGGCCAGCGCACCCAGCGCAGTGATGCGGATAGTCTCATTGATGCCGCCTGTGCCCGTGCTAGCCACTTCAACGCTTGAATCGGTGACACTGCCGCCAAAGATATTTACATATGTGCCAGTTGAATCCTTGACCTTAATTTCCAACCCATCATTGACATCAATGGTGATGGGGGTCAAATCAAGGTTGATAATTTCTACATTGGCGTAGCCTGCTCGCGGTTGGCTATAAATATCTGTGCGCCCGGAAACTATCGTCAAAGTAGATAGCGTTATATTGGTGTAATCAACGCCGTTGATATTTAACTGCCATTCGGGTGTCCACTGGGTCATAGCTTGTACGCCTGCGCACCTAGACCACCGCGATAATATGAAGTGTTAATGACATCGACTACTGCGCGGGCTACGCCTTCAGGATCACCAGCTACGCCGATGTTCACATTGTTGGTCACATAGCTTGCAGGTGCGCCACCCAGGGTTGCAGTAGGTGTGAAGGTTTCAGGTCGGTATCCCGCAGGCGCTCCACCGATGGTAACTGTAGGCACAAGAGCCTGCGCCCTTGCAGCTGAAGCCGATGCGGCCGCTGCGCCTGTTGATGCACCGCTCACTGATGGCATGGCCATCGATGGCACTGATGGAATTGAAGGCGCTGATACTGATGCACTGGATACTGATGGGGTGTTAAGTGTTGGCTTACTAATAGTAGGAATGTTAGGCAATAACGGCACTGCGTTATAGGCGCGGATAAGCGCATTGATTCCATCGATAGCGCCGCCGATAAGGCCATTGATTACCTTGATGACTCCAGCGATTACATCGATGACACCGCCTGCAATTTTGCCGACTACCTGGAGCGCCCCGCCCAATACTGTGCCGATAACTGGCGCAAGATATTGGGCGATGTAGCCGCCAAATTCCTTAAATGTGTCCAGGTTATCGCCGATGGCATTTTTTACATATCCAAATGCTTTGAGTAGGCCATTGATGATTGGCGTGAATACATTGACGATGATGTTGCCCAGGGTGGTGATTGCTCCACCGATGCCGCCTTTGTCTAGGCCAAAGCCACTGGACATTGCATTGATTGCGGGCAGTGCAATTTGGTTGATGAACTTCATCAGCTTTTCCAGGATAGGCAAAAGCGCAAAGCCGATTGTCTCTTTGGCTTCATCGAAAGCAATTTGCATCCGAGCGATACGGCCTGCATAGGTGTCAGCATTTGCCGCAGCTGCGCCGCCAAATAAATCTGTCAGTCTGCCCTGGACATCAGTAAATGACATGGTCTTAAGTTCGGCAGCTGATAGGCCGATGCCTAATCTGCCCAGTGCTGTGGTGTTGCCGTCATAGGCTTTGCCCAGGCTATTGGCTACCGCTTCGAGTGGCTTGCCTGTTGCTGTGGACACATCCATTGCGATCTTGAGTAAATCCTGCGCTTTCTTGACATCGCCTGTTGATAGCGCAAGGCGCTGCAAGGCTGGGCGCAGCTCATCATCTGCCACACCAGTGGCCAAAGATTGCTGCAAGATAAACTGTTCAGTGGCGGCGATTGCGCCCTCTGTAGCCCCTGTGGCGTTCTTTAACGCTAGGGCTAACTGTGTCTGTGCCTTCTCATCCTCGATGGCGGCCTTGACCCCATCCACGCCGATTTTGATGGCATAAGCGCCAGCGGCCGCAGCCGCAGCCACTAGGGCAGCGCCGACCACCTTGCCAGCCTTTGATACCTTATCGCCGAAAGTCTCGACATCAGCTGTGGCGGCCTTGAGTGACTTATTGAGGTTATCTACATCGCCGAGGATGGATAGTTTGAGCGTTCTACTTCCTGCCATTAATCGAACCTCTTAACTATCTCGGAGAATCCTTCTTCCCACTTCTTCACGATGTCAGGCTGAATACTGCGCAAAGTTGGATATATCCACCATCCACGCGAACCGCGACCCTCACGACCACTCCATACTGGGAACTGCTTATACTTATTCGAGCCAAATTCTGCCCCGCCCCAAAGGTCGCGTGTGGTTGCACCACCGCTGAACTTTTGCGCCGCGAACCCGTATGAGATTTCGCCGAACTTGGATGATTTAGACACTTTTGAGCCGTCAGCGATTCGAGACGATACCTTTGGGATGGATCGCGCGTTGCGTGCTGCACTCTTAACCTTATCCGATACAAATTCAGCGAGTGCGTTGGATTTGGCTTTTGCCTGTTGAGTCGCTTCCTCATCCATCGCCTTAAAGGATCGAGCAATGGCACGCAGTTCAGCTTTGTCATAGCTGATTCCCTCACTCGCCATTGGCTCGCCTCTCTAATATCTCCAGCGCTGTCATTACATCTTCAGCACTTGTAAATTCGCTAGTCGGTAATCCTGTCGCGATTGCCAAATCCCATAGGGTTCGGCTTAGGCTTCCGACTGGGTAACTTTTGGGTCAGAGTTACCGACCTCGACATTTGCGACTGTTTCAGTCCACACATCGATTGGCTTTACAGGCTTCCCAGCTGATTCGCGCTTCATGGCGTGATACGCCAGGAATATTAGATCAGATAACCCTATCTTCTCCTGCGCCTGGCTGATGATGTTGCCTGTGCTCTTTTCCCATTTCACCCATTCAGGTGGGGCTGCCACAAATGTGGCAACCTCGCCCGAATTGAATTCAATTGTTATTGGTAGTTTCATTTTTGCTCCCGTTCTTAGTTTTAGCTAAATGTCTCGGTTGGTGTTCCTACGACTGTGAATGACAAATCCACTGTCTGCGCATCAGGTGCAGTACCGCCCACTGCTGGGAATACTGGCATGACATTGAACGCAAAGACCGCGCCAGTTGCAGCTGTAAGTGATGCAGCTAGTGTGGTGTTTGGTGCTGATTCGCAGGCAGACCATAGAGCCTCACAAAGCGATCCTGAAGCGCCCCAGTCTGCGAGCATTGAGACATCGAAAGTCCATTGATCGTCAATGTGCTTGTATGCCTTGCCATCAAGTGTTTGGTATGTCTCGATGGTTGGTGAGTTTGCGAGTGTTGCGCTTGTTGCCTGCGCATCGTAGTTAGTGCTCGCGATCGTTAGGACTAGAT